CTAGTGACACTTATATTTGCCTTGGAAGGGAGGATAATAGGTATAAGATATTCGATGATGTGTATGAGGAGAAGAATGGAAAGGAATTCGAGGCTAATACCTATGGGGACACAAGATATGTAACGGTTGAAGATGTCTCCAATTATTTTGGTTTGTAACTTTTTTAAAACTTTTTAAGCTAAAAATTTGGAGTTTTAACATTTTTTTAATATCTTTGCAACACAATTCAACACTTATGGATAGATTGACTGATAAAAGGTTTAGGAGGTTTGCCTTAAAGCTAAAGCGAGAGGGACTATGGAATAGATTCAGAATATTACAATATTATTTCAGAATATTTGATGTCGAGAAGGGGAATAAGTTAGTAACTTTATATCGTGCCTTAAAAGAACCAGAGATTTTTGAAATAGTAAATAAAAGTGGATATACTATATATGAGCATAAAAAGTTTATACCTATAAGTGAAATTTTTGAATATTATCGTGTTTAACAAATATATGTTTAACTTTTAACAATTCAATTTATGGAAAATAAGGAAAAGGATTACAAAGAGGAGAGATTTGAATTTACCGTGTATGTTAATGACAACATTATCTGTAAGAGAAATTTCAGAATCTACAATTTCATTGAGAACAGTATGAACACATTGGAGTTTAAGAACAAACTCGATGAAATCGTCAAGATAATTGATGATGATTTGAAGTCCAAGAGTCGTGTTTATACTTGGTATTATTTCAATCCTAAATTCCCAGACGAGAATGAGGAATTCAATACAAAACTCATTGAGCCTTGGGCTTGTACATTTAAGATTGTAATATCTGACAACAAGAGAGACGTAATCACCAAAATTTGGGATGGCTATGCTTATCCTAAGTACATCCGTGACAAGGTAGACCTCAGTAATAAGAATGTAAAGGTCACAACTAAGGACGGACAAACATTCTCATACGAGAAAGAGGGCTTCTTTGCTGCAAACGAGGGAAGACTTTCATTCGAGCATGAGGTATTGAAGAGAATGATAATTGACAAGCCAGACGTATTGCTTCAGATTACAAAGAAGATTTGCGAGGCTTGTTCACCTTCGAGAGAAGAGATTAAGGACAAGGGATACTTTGACCCAAGGGAAAATAACAAGTATCTCAGCAAGTACACCGTAATTGATGACTACGGTAAGGATGCAAATGGTAAGAGCAAGAAATATGCTTACAGTTTGTATTTAGCAAACAAGAAAATTGAAAAGGATTGGGAGCGTTCAGTAATGGGTAAGACCAATCGTTATTTCAAGAATCTTTACTAAGAAAATAACAAATTCAAAAGAGTGGTTTTTTAATGGCTCAAACTAGTAAAAAAGATTTAGGATTCTTAGGTGAGAAATTTCAATATAAGCTTACCCATGAGTTCATGGAAAACCACACTTTCTTTGAGGATTTGAGTAGTATCATAGACCAGAATATGTTTACTGACCCAAACCTCAAGACATTTGTTGGTGTAATGAAGAACTTTTTCGAGAGAGAAGGTAATGTACCATCTTATGATATGATGGAGATTGAATTGCGAGATATTTCACACTCTGATAAAGAGATTGAAACATATCTCGCAATTATTGAAAAGGTTAAGAATACCCCAAGTGACGGTGTGGACAGAATAAAGGACTTGGCTGAAAAGTTCTTTAGACAACAGAATATTGTCAGAACAGCCAACGAGATATTAAGAATAGCAGGAAATGGTGACGTAGAGAAATATGAGACTTGTGTGGGATTATTGAACGATGCAATGACGCAAGGTATTCATAACGATTTCGGAGAAAAACCATTTGACCATATAGGCGAAACTTTATCAGATGATTACAGAATACCAATTCCAACTGGTATAGGGAAGATTGACGAGGCACTAGAAGGTGGACTTGGTAAGGGAGAGCTAGGAGTAATCATTGGACCGACTAGCTTCGGTAAGACCTCACTTACAACAGCGATGGCTTCACATGCTGCTTGTAGTGGATATAAGGTATTACAGATTGTATTTGAGGACAGAATCAAGCAGATTCAGAGAAAGCACCTTGGACGTATAACTGGCATCGAGGCAAAGGATTTGTCAAAGCCAGAGAACATAGATAGGGTGAAAGAAACAATTGAGAACTTCCCTGATAAGGATAAACTCAACGAAAATCTTAGAATCGTCAAGTTCCCAAGTGGTGAGAAAACAGCGAGACAGATTGAGAGGTTCATAAAGAAACTTATTAATAGCGGTTTTAAACCAGACCTAACGATTATTGACTATTTCGAGTGTCTTGAACATGAGAATGATAGGTCAACAACTAACGAGTTCTCACAAGAGGGTAAGACTATGCGTAGATTTGAAGCTATGGCTGGTGAACTTGATATGGCTCTTTGGATTCCATCGCAAGGCACTAAGGATTCAATCAACCTAGAGTTGGTTACGATGGATAAGATTGGAGGTTCGGTTAAGAAAGCTCAGATTGCACACGTAATTATGTCAATCGCAAGAACAGTGGATGATATAGCCAATAATAAAGCAACTATAGCTATTCTTAAAAATCGTGCAGGAAAGAGTGGAAAGGTCTTTAATAACGTAGAATTCAACAATGGTACATGCCGTATAAGTACTGATAACGTTGATGAATTAGACAGCTTATTCGAGCTTAAGAAAAAGCAAGAAGATATTAGACTAAATACTCAGAAAGAGATTTTTATGAGCGTTAGAAACGAAAAAAAATAAATAAATTTTTTTTCATTGGAGGATAAAATTGGTTATCAGAAACTTAGCAAATTGATAGCCAATTTTTTTTATTTTTTATCATCTTTTTGGTGTTTTAAGTCATATTTATTCTTACATCAGATGTTAAAATAAAAAGGTTGACCGAATCGAAAATAATAATTTAATGAACAAATAAAGTTTTGCTTTAATGGAAGTAAGAAAGAGCGATAGTTCCTTTGAAGAGTATAACCCTTCGAAGGTTAAACATGGAATCTGTGAAGCGTATGCAGCGACTGGTGAAATATGCCCTGATGGATTAATTGAATCCCTTATTAGAAATTTATTTATCTACGACAAAATATCTTCTAATGAAATACGAAGACAAGTAGAGGAAGCACTCATGTCTGTAAATAAGAAGGTAGCTAGAGAATATATAAAGAAGTATGAGGAAAAGGAAGGTAAGAGCAATACCCTCAAGAAAGACAGTGACTTTATAAAGGATTACATTAATGCTTCAAATGCGTCAACAGGTTCTAAGTACGACTCAAACGCCAACGTTGAGAATAAGAACGTTGTAACGTTGGGTCAAGAGTTACATAAGGGAAAGAACATCATGCAGAATAGGTACATTATGCAGAATAAAATCAAAGTATTGTACACTAAGAAGCTTGCAGACCAATACATCAAAGACCTCGAATCACATGTATTGTACAAACATGATGAAAGTGGAACACCAGGATACCCATATTGTGTCGCAATCACAATGTATCCATTCCTCATCGATGGTTTAACTAAAATTGGAGGACAATCTAAAGCTCCAACAGACCTTAAATCATATTGTGGTGAATTCATCAATCTAGTTTATTCAGTATCTTCACAATTCATGGGTGCAGTTGCTACCCCAGAATTCCTTATGTATATGGACTACTTTATAAGAAAGGATTATGGTGATGATTACCTTAATATTCTTGATAAGGTTGTAGAGATAAACAGAAAGAGTAGAACACTTGAGCAAGTAATTGAGAATGCATTCCAACAAGTAGTACACTCAATGAATATGCCAGCAGGTAACAGAGGATACCAAACCGTATTCTGGAACGTTGGCTATTTTGATAAAAACTATTTTGATGGCGTATTTGGCGAATTCAAGTTCCCTGACGGAACAGCACCAAAGTGGGAAACACTATCTTGGCTTCAGAAGAAATTCATGAAGTGGTTCAATGAGGAAAGAACCAAATATGTATTGACATTCCCAGTAGAAACAATGGCTATGCTTACTGATGGACATGACATTGTTGATAAAGAATACGCTGATTTCACAGCAGAAATGTGGTCAGAAGGACATTCATTCTTCTGCTATTTGAGTGACTCACCAGACTCTTTGAGTTCTTGTTGCAGACTTAGAAACTCTCTTAAGGATGGAGAAGACGATGAGCACAATCACACAACACACCAATTCTCAATGGGTACAGCATCTGTTGCAACTGGTTCTAAGTCCGTAATGACTATAAACCTTAACAGAGTTATACAGAATGCCACAAGAGAATACTTCGAGGAATACGAAGGAGTTTTACTTAAGGAAGGGCAGCAAGTAGACATTGATAAAGTAAAGGACAAGAAATTACTTTATGAATACATTTCAAATGGTATCACTGAAATGACTGAGAGAGTACACAAGTACCAAAGAGCATTCAATGAGATTATTAAGGACTTCCTTAACGCTAATATGCTTGACATCTATAGAGCTGGATTCATCAACATGAAGAAACAGTATCTAACCATCGGTGTGAATGGTCTTACAGATGCAGCAGAGTTCTTGTCAATTGACGCAAACCTTAACGACAAGTATGAGGAATTTGTAAACTTAATTCTTGAGACAATCAACATTTCTAACAAGAAGGATAAGACAAGAGATTGTATGTACAATACTGAGTTCGTTCCAGGTGAGAACCTTTCAAACAAGAACTATAATTGGGACAAGAAAGATGGATACTACGTATCACCAAAGCACGTGATGTACAGTAGTTATTTCTTCAATCCAGAGGATACAGAACTTTCAATCCTTGATAAGATGAAGCTACATGGTAACAATTATGTTAAGTATCTTGATGGAGGACAAGCAGCACACTTAAACATCAATGAACATCTTTCATTTGACCAGTACAGACAGTTATTGAAGGTTGCTTCAGAATATGGCTGTAGCTACTTTACATTTAACTGTAAGAACACAGTATGTAACGATTGCGGATTCATAAGTAAGGATACTCTTGAGGTATGCCCTAAGTGTGGAAGCCATAACGTTGACTACTTAACTAGAATTATCGGATACTTGAAACGTGTAAGCTCTTTCAACGAAGCAAGACAAGTAGAAGAACACATGAGACATTATAATGAAGAATAAAAAAGATTGGGTACTACGAGAGTACCCAATTTTAATCTAAAGATGATTGATATGATACAGATATTTAGAAAAGAAGGATGGGTTCTGAATCCGAAGGATAAGGTTGTGAATGCAATACTTAAAAGGTGCGAGAAAAACGAAGGATTGTGCCCTTGCGTACACGATTCTGAGGATTATGACGGAAAGGATTTGCATTGCCCTTGTACAGATTATACTATAAAGGGTAAATGTGAATGTGGATTGTATGTTAAGGATAGTAATTGGGATTATATAACGAAGAGATAATGAAGTATTATAATGCAATGGTGGTATTTGAGGAAATACCAAATGAGATAACGTTGGCGATTAACATAACCAATTGCCCTTGTCATTGTAAGGGTTGCCATTCAAAGTTCCTTTGGGAAGACGTTGGCACTGAATTAGATGGTTGGACTATTAATGATTTGGTTAAGAAAAATGATGGGGTGACTTGCGTATGTTTTATGGGTGGTGATAATGACCCAATGTATATTGACAAGATGGCTGCTTATGTAAAATATGGTTTAGGGCTTAAGGTTGGATGGTATAGTGGAAGAGATGCTATAGACCAGTTTATTGATTTAGCACATTTTGATTATGTTAAAATAGGGCATTACGATGAAGAACGTGGTGGTTTAAATAAAAAAACAACTAATCAAATACTTTACAAAATATGTAGGGAAGGGAAAAAACAATGGGTTGAAGATATTACTCACATGTTTTGGAAATAAGGTGTCTGTTTTAGACACCTTTTTTATTGTATATCAGATATTTATAGTAGATAAAATATTTGAAAATTATGAAGAAATTGTTTTATTTACTTTTTGGATTTATGGTTCTTGCATGTTCACCAAAGGTTATAAATGGTGGTGATGAAGGACTTGGAAATGTCATGGCAAATGCTATAAATAAAAAGGTGTCTATAGCACAATTTGATTCCATTTGTCTTGCTGACACATTACCTAATAAATTAACGGAATGGAAATTCTTAGGGCTTAAAGAATATGAGTCTCACAATAGGGTGTCTTTGTTTATGTATTTAAAAAGGAATGGTAAAACAGAATCAATGTATAGAGTTGAGGACACAATGGATGATAGTGTAAAAATAATTAAGAGAGTAATTGTGGAGTAATATGAATTACGGATTTGTAGCTTCTAAATTTGATGGAACTGAAGTAAAGTTCAATGAGATAAAGGGAATGGAAATGCCTAAGAGTTATTCTTATATGAAATATCTCCCTGAAATACTTCATCAAGGTAGTAGACCTATTTGTGTTCCATGTTCTATTTCAGCTTATATAAATTGGAATAAGAATCTTGAAACTGGCGACAATAAACATGATAATAAGGTAGACCTTAATCAAATATATAAGAGTAGAACAAATAATGATGACGATGGTATGTCATTTAAGGATGCTCTTCATTTTTTGAGACATAATGGCGTTAAAACTGAAGATGGTGTATTCAAAATCGAAAGATATGCCACAGTTGGAGCAATATTGACCCTAAAACAAGCATTGATTATGAATGGGCCTTGTATTGGAGGACTTCCAGTATACAGTCCACATGGTGATGATTTTTGGAAGAAAAAGCAAGGATGCTCCTTAGAGGGAGGACATGCAATTTCAATTGTCGGATATAATGAGGAAGGCTTTATCATCAGAAATTCTTGGGGTAAGATTTATGGTAGTGATGGCTATGCTGTAATGCCATATGAGGATTTTGGAGCATTTATGGAAATTTGGACAATAATTGACTAAATAAAAATTAAATCCCACTGAGAACTACTCAGTGGGATTTTTGTATTAAGTACATGAAAGTGGACTTGTACAGTCACTAAAAGAAGATGGTCTTATACTACCACTAAATATAGCAGTACCAGGTCTTTGGCATTGAGGGTCATCAGCAGTAGTGCTAGCTGCTTGAACAGTTCTAAAATAATACACTCCACCCCAAGTTGTTGTTATTTTAAAAACAGCCACTCTGTCATGTCCAGTATTATTTGCACCAACCTTACCTCTCCATTTGTAATAATTATTCTCATAATAAGTTTCTAGGTCATATATCCAATCGCCATCAGTAGAACAATATAGTTCTACACTACTTATTGCGTCTGGTTCTCCACATTCACCACTAATGTATCCACAAGTACCTCTTCCTCCATAAGCTGTTGAAACCACACCACATTTAACAAATGCTTCACCTGCAACAGCAAAATCTGTACATGGACTTGGACCTGGGCCAGGACCTGGGCCTGGGCCAGGACCTGGAGGTTCTGGACTTGGTGGTGGTTCTCCACCGCAGCCTTGTGGAAGGTTATATATAGTTGATGCAGTACATCCAGCTTCATTATCACACGTTATAGTATATTGTGTGATGCTAGCATTCTCTGGAAACTTAAAACTGCCATCATTATTATTAATTACATCATCGCTAGGTTCAATTGACCATATCATAAGTTATTCAATTTCTTTTTTAGCTTTATTAAGTAATTCATCAAAATCACTAGCTGCATGTGATACAGCGTTTGTTGCAGAACCTAAGACTCTACCGTTGATTGTATCGCTAGTCCAATGATACCTTGCAACCGTTCTGTTGATAGCGAATAAGTTAGCAGCCCTCATAAGCAAGTCAGCCTTATCTGGCATCAATTCCATTAATGTTAGTGCTGCCCCCCATATACCACTTGAATGTCCGCTTGGATATGAGTTTGCATAAAGATTTTTCTTCTGCGTTTCACAGAATTGGCTAGCTTCAACTGTGGTATGTGTCCACACGCCATTCTTGTCATAGTATCCTACAGAATTTGGAGTATCTTTGCATCCATCGTTATCTTCTATGTCTATATCACATAATACGTTACGTCTGTCATCTGATTTTGAATTCTTTTGTGATTCACTTGTCCAAGAGCAACCAGGTCTTAATCTACCATATTGTTTTGGGTTAACACTTGCGCTTTGTAGGATTCCTCTTGATGAACTTGCAGCATATTGTGAATCTGTAACTATCTTAGCTAGATACCCATTTGGAGATAGAGAGATACCCAATGTTGTATTTCCAAATACAGGACTGAACTTATAGTTTTCAACAACTACATCGTTGCCACCTAAAAGATGGTTAGCGCATCCCTCTTCATCAGCAATAGCTTGTACGGTTCTTGCTGAGAATGTTGCTTTATTAAGATTATAAGTTCCAACAATGGATTCATGAATGTTTCTGTCAATTAGAAGATTCTTATATTCATCTTTTTCCTCGTTTGGATAAGTATTATCTAGACGCTTATCATAGCCAGGAGCATAAGGGCCAGGTGCTGTTGGCATAAACACTCTAAAATCAGTGAAGAAATCATTCTGTCCTACTGCTGAACGATTTCCATTACCTAATGTCTCTAAATCCTCACTATATTTGCTTCCACCAACCTCATTTCTCATCGCATCAATGTTAGGGTTAATAATACCTCTCATTGTTGAATATATAGCAGATGCAACAAGTCTTACAATATTAGGGTCATATTTGAACTTATAACCATATATGTTAGAATATTTGTCATATCCACCATATTCATAACCAATCTCAAATAAATTGGTTCTTTCTGTTGGTTTTAACTCTGATAGTACCATTGCAGCAAGCCATCCTACCAATGTCTTGAAAGCTGATTCCTCATCACCGTTTTCTCCATAGTAATTGTATATGTTAGGAAAATTCTCTTCCTTAAACAGCTTTGGTATATCGTTTAACGATTTACCGTTATAGAACTGTTCTTTTGCCTCATTGTACAATTTCTCTATGTATTTGTATGTTTCGCTACCCTTTTCTACTTTTGCGTACTTGTTGAATGCAGATATTAGGTTTTCAAAGTCTTCATCAACTGCACTGTCTTGGGTTACATCAAAGAAGTCATCTTTGGAAACTCCATCACCTTCTAAGTGCGTAAGATAACGTGTTGACCTTTCATCCCCATAATTGGTTTCTGAAACCACTGCTGTTATGTCTCCATCTTCAAACTTGATGTCTGAAAGGAAATTAACACCATCTTTGAAACCAATTACAGACCATTCACAGTCGCACATTGTATCAATCTCGTACCAACCTATTTTTACTCTTTCAAGTGATGCGAGATAACCTACTTTGCCTTGTATCCTATGAGTTTCACTCTCACATATACATGTTGGTTCAGTGTCTCCAGTATCTGGTGTTTCTCCTGTATCTGGCGTAGTTCCAGTGTCAGGCGTAGTACCTGTATCAGGTGTGCTTCCAGTATCTGGTACTGGAGTTGGCTTTGGTTTGTTATTCTTAACAATAAACCATACCACAAGTCCTATAACAGCTAGGACTGAAACTATTAAAATTGCTATTCCCATATTATAAACTGTTTCTAAATTTATCGTAATACATTAATGTTGGTAGTATTAAACCACCAAGTTCTCTTCCTACTATTGTATCAGAATAGAAATGGTATCTTGACACGACTCTGTTATTGGCGAAAACCCACGCTCTTTTAAATATATCCGTAAAATTGGAAGGGTATATATATGCTAATATACATGCAACGCCCCAAATAGCACTAGCATGTCCAGAACAATATGAATTTGGATACATATTGTGAGCTGCTTGTTCTGGTCTCATGTCTGGATGTTCTTCGCATGTGGTAGTATCCTCTATTGCTTTGTTAACCAATGGATAACCATTATATGTCATATTATCTGGGTATCTAGGAGGTCTGTAACGTCCGTAATAAACGCTTTTAATAGCATCAGATGCCCAACTACCATGTAGCAAATATTCGTCAATAAGATTAGCCCTACTACTTATATTAGTCCCCATAGCATCACCAAATATTTTAGCACAATAAACGCCACAGAAATCTTTATCCATCAATGCTTGCTTAGTTCTTGCATTGGTAACATCGTCATTTGAATATCTAGATTTTGCATCATCATCAATATCAGTATCACAACTTTGGCAATTACTTAGCATAAAGCTCAAGCTAGGAGCTATGTTCGCAGTGTTTGGATAGTAATTTTGATAATCATTTCTAACAAGTGTAGTTGGGTCAAAACTTCCATTGCTATTTATACCTTTTTCAGTCCTGACATTTGTAACATATGAATTCCAAGAAGACCTTTTAACAGCGTATTCTATACTAGCAGCGATTCTAGCTATGTGTGGATTATTTTTATTTGTATACCCATAAACACTTTTATCTCCTCCGAATGTACTATATGCTTTGTCATATAAAGCATTGGCTTTGCTAGCATCAATTTCTGTTAAACACATTGCAATAGTCCATCCGATATAAGTATTGAATGCTAGATTTTCATCCCCTCCGCTATTAGAACATGTTTTTATGCCACTATCATTATAAATTGATAGGGTATATCCTCCAGTATGGTTATCAAAATCTCTCTTTGCTTGATTATAAACTGCGTTTAAGTAAAGATGTGTGTTTGTTGTAGTTAAATCACCATGACCGAATGGTGATTTAAATAAATCTTCAAAATATGATATATCTTTTTTCTCACTTGGTTCTGGCGAATCTTCTGCTTGCTGATAAAAGTATACTTTTCCTTCAGTCATCCAAGCTTGTCCTCGATAACCACTTCTAGGTATCCAATCGCAACAAGAAGTACCTCCAGTTGTTGTAACAGTTACAGTACCAATACGTTGGCTACCACTTCTGTTTCTTTCAATATAATATTTAATCCATCCTGGAGAAGTACCATCGTATAAGGTGTGTTCTTGTTTTATTATTTTAAATGAAATCCAACTTGAATATTCACTATCAACTTTGACATTAAATGCATCAGACGTATATGCGGTAACTTTACTGCTTGTGCCATCCCCTATTTCAGGATACCTAATGCTATCTGTGAAGTCATCTCCAGCGGCGTTTATACCAATATCATCAATACCTATAATATCATCATCATCAAAAGGTCCAGACCACCAATGTCCAGTACATTCTGTTGCAGCCCATTCCCAACCACTTGGTGTCGATTTACTTTCTTTACATTCCTTACCCATGTTATCCATTGTTGGAACACCTTCAATTGGGTCTGGGTCTGGATGAGGGTCATCTCCACCGCCTCCACCACAATCAGTTCTAACAATTACAGTAGTAGAACCCATGCAGCCATTATCATCACTGTAGGTGATGATATATTTAGAAGGTGGATTTTCAGAAGGTATTGTCAATTTTATCCCATTACCATATGTTGTGTATTCAGTTGATGGGGTTATATTCCATTCTACAGCCATAACTTATTATTTATATTTTTTTAACATAAATATTTTGGTACATTAAAAAATATTTCGTATCTTTACATCATAAATCAATCAATATGAGTGTAAATTTAACTTTATTCATCATTATCAGTTTTACCAACGTGTTCTTGCACATATTCAGAACACTGTTAGTTGTTAAGAGTGGAAAGGTAATTGCTAGTCTTATGAACTGTATTTGCTACACCTTTTCTGCTGTTGTGGTGAAGTTTATTAGTGAGAGTGATTTAACGGTTGCAATGATTGTAGCAGCTTCTACAAATTTTCTTGGGTGTTATGTGGCAATGTTAGCGTTTGAGAATATTAAAGCTAGAAAAAGTTCATTGTAAGATAAATTTCTTTATAAGCTATTATGAGGCGAGAGTAGTGATACTCTCGCTTTTTTTGTTTATTTTCTTGGATAAAAAGTTATTTTTTATATACTTATAAGAAATAATTTTTCAAAATGGCAAAGAAGCAATACTTTGGTATAAAATATCCTTTTAGAACAGACGATTTTCAGCACTTTTTCGTTGATGCGAACAGCACGTCAATGGAAAAGGCTAGAAGCGAGATTATGCATATTGTATTCACTCCAAAAGGACAAAGGATAAGAAATCCAGAATTTGGCACAGACCTTATAAAATATATATTTGACCCAAACGAGAGTATTACTTGGGAGGCAGTTAAAAATGAGGTTAGTGAATCAGTAGGCAGATGGGCTAAAAATATAACCCTTAACAACATTCAAGTGGTTAAGAATGAAGAGGATGAGTCGGAGATATATGTAAGGCTTGATTATAGCGTTTCCGAGGGCAATAAGACAACTAATGACAGCATAGTAGTACAAGTATAATGGAAAAGAAAATTAACTATCTTAGCAGAAATTTTGAGGATATTAAAGAAGAGTTACTGAAGTTCAGTAATAAGTACTATCCTGAGATATTCAATGATTTTGATGATTCAAGTATTGGAGCATGGTTTATAGACCTTGTTTCAGCAGTTGGTGATGACCTTAGTTATCACACCGATAGAATGTATCAAGAAACAAACCTTGATAGTGCAAATTTAAGAAGCACGGTTTTGAATATGGCAAGAACCAATGGCTTGAAGATTCCAGGACGTAAAGCATCTTCTTGTGAAGTTGAATTTAGTTGTGAACTACCAGTTAGTACATCAAATACAGCGACTGCTGATTGGGCTTATGCCCCAATCTTGCAGAAAACTAGTATTGTATCAGCAGGAAACTATAATTTTGAGCTTACTGAAAATATTGATTTTGGACAGCAGTTTAATGATAATGGTTATTCAAACAGAAAGATTACTCCAGCTAGAGATAGTAACGGTAATATAACTGGTTACACCATTACCAAGTCTTCTGTTGTTGTTAATGGAAACAGTAAAGTTTACAAAAAGGTTATTAATTCTTCTGACCTTCAGCCATTTATGGAATTTGTACTACCAGAGAGTAATGTAATGAACATCGAATCAATCATATTCAAGGAGTCTGCTGATTTTAATGAGAATCCTGAGATATATGAGTATTACATTGATTCTGAACAATATAGAATATCAAACCAAGCTGTTATGACATATCGTTTCTTTGAATGTGATTCACTTGCAGACCAATGGAGATTTGGAAGTGTCGCAAATATTGACAATTATGTTATAGCTGATAAGTATAATCCAGAAGTATATAAGGATGATAGTGGTTATAGGTATTATGTTGGTAAATGGAAGCCAATTTCTCAGAAATTTATTACTGAATTCACTGATAACGGATATTTGAAAATTATTTTTGGAGCAGGAAACACTTATGACCCAGTACCTGATAACCAAACGAAGTATGGAGATTATATAGCATCTAGAATTATCAATAATGACATGTTAGGTGTTCTTCCAAAGGAAGGTTGGACTATGTTCATATTATATCGTGTTGGTGGAGGTATGTCAAGTAACTTGGGTCCTGGTTCTATCAATAAGATTAACATAGCCAATGTAGATTGGGGTAACAACACCACTAATACTGATGGTAGTATTAGAGGACAAGTTATCAACTCAATGAAGGTTAATAATATATCTACTGCTCTTGCAGGTAAGGATGAACCAACAACTGACGAAATTAAGGCTCTTATGAAGTATAACACCTCTTCACAGAATCGTGCCGTTACTGTTAAGGACTACAAGGTTAAGCTTATGCAGATGCCACCTAAGTATGGTGCTCCATTCAGAAGCAGTGTGATTGAGACCAACAATAAGATTGAATTTGATATGCTTGGATTGGATGATAATGGAAAACTTACATCAAACCTTCCAAGCACGCTTGTCGATAATACAATCGAGTACCTATCGCACTATAGGCAAATAAACGATTACATAGAGATTAGAAGCGGTAGAATCTATAATATTGGTGTTGCAGTAGACTTGTTCACTGATAAGAGCTATAACACAGCTAATGTAATTTCAAATGTTATTTCTAAGATTACTGAGTATTTCAACGTAGGCTCACATGATATGGGTGAGGATATTTTCGTAGGAGATTTGGAGAAAGAGATTAATACACTTGATGGTGTTATAAGTATAATCAGCTTGAGAATTTATTCAGTAAGAGGTGGTAGCGGTGGCTATAGCACTGATAAGTGCCCTCTTCCTACTGTAATTGAGGGTAGTGCTTGTGACGTTACAACTGATACAAAATTTCAAATAGCTGGTTGTTCTTTTGTTGAACAGCTTGATTTAAATGAAACAGATAAGGTTTTATATTCAGACTATAATAGTATGTATGAGATAAAGTCTCCAAAATCTGATATTCAGATACGTTGCAAAAGTGTATAATCGATTTAAATAGTTTAATGTTATGGCATGTAATTGTAAAAA